AGACCTTCGCAGGTTTGAGCGTGGCGTTCTTCGACTTTGCCCTGCTTCTGCTGGCAATCAGGGAATCTTCGATGCTCTCGTATCTTTTTCGTTCAATGTCGGACTAGGTAATCTCCAGAGATCTTCTCTGCGGATGAAGACCAATCGGGGCGACTTCGACGAGGCGGCTGACGAGTTCCTGAAATGGACGAAGGCGGGTGGTAGAGTTCTGCCGGGTTTGGTTAAGAGGCGCAACGACGAACGTGCGTTGTACCTGTCAGGAGTACGGTAATGCCACTCACGAAACTAGAGTTCCGACCGGGTATCAATAGAGAGTCTACTAGCTATGCCAACGAGGGCGGCTACTACTCTTGCGACAAGGTGCGGTTCCGTTCTGGCTACGCCGAAAAGTTAGGTGGCTGGGTTAACCAGACAACTAACACATTCAAGGGCATGTGCCACACCCTGTGGAACTGGATCACGTTCGCTGGCAGCAACCTGCTGGCTGTTGGTACCAACACCAAGTATTACATTGAAAATACGGGTACGTATTACGACGTTACCCCGCTGGCTTTCTCAGGCACGATTGCAGCCAATCCGTTTACGACGACGAATGGCAGTCTTCTCGTCACCGTTACTCATTCTGGTCATGCTTCGACCATCGGCACCTACGTTACCTTTTCTAACGTAGCCAGTAGCGGTGTCATCAACGGCATCAACTTTGATAGCGAGTTCCAGATCGTTGGCATACCTACGTCCAACTCTTACGAGATCGTGGCTCCTAACGTCGCTACCGGATCTGGGTCTGGTGGCGGTTCGCTTGTCATCGCTCAATTACAGATTTCTGCTGGCCTGCCTACGTATTACGGTGGTGTGGGCTGGGGTATGCCCCCGTGGGGAACAGGCGGTTGGGGTTCTGCTTTGCCGTCAGGTACGGAAGCACGCCTCTGGACGCAGGACAACTTTAACGACGACTTGATCTTCAACTACCGTCGTGGCCCGATCTATTACTGGCCGTTGGACTTGGCAAACTACAACCGCGCTGTGTTGCTTTCTGATATTGCCAACCAGACGATCCGAGCAACAACCACGGCTGCGTTCTCGTCAACTGTAACTACCATTACGATTGCTGATTCGTTCGGTATTGAGTCTGGCGCAGTCTTGACGGGTACTGGGTTGGCGGCGGGGACGTATGTAACTACTGCATACGACGGCGGTTTGTCTGTACCGATTTCGGCTCCGACTACGGCTTCAGCGACTATCTCAACCATCACGATTAGCTACGCGGGTCGGCACATTCCTGAGCAAACCAATCAGGTCATGACCTCAAGCGTCAGTAACTTTACGATCTGCTTTGGCTCTAATCCGTACAGCCCTGACACGTTTACGTCTGACTTTGATCCGATGCTGGTGCGCTGGTCAGATGCTGACAATGCGTATGACTGGGTTCCTGCCGCAACCAACCAGTCGGGTGAGCAACTTCTCTCGCACGGTTCGTTCATTCAATGTGCGTTGGATACCCGGCAGGAAATCCTGATCTGGACGGATTCGGCCCTCTTCTCAATGCAGTACCTTGGCCCTCCGTACATTTGGGGCATCAACTTGTTGATGGACAACATCTCCATCATCTCTCCCAACGCCGGAATCGCCGTTAATAACGTCGTGTACTGGATGGGTGTGGACAAGTTCTACATGTACTCCGGTCGCGTTGAGACGCTGCCTTGCACGCTCCGCCAGTATGTCTACACCGACATCAATACGAGCCAGTTCAGTCAGATCGTCTGCGGCACGAACGAAGGCTACAACGAGATCTGGTGGTTCTACCCGTCTGCCGACAGCATCGTAAACAACCGATACGTCATCTATAACCACCTAGAACGTATTTGGTACTACGGCACGATGGATCGCACGGCATGGTTGGACTCGCCGGGTCTTCGCCAGTACCCGCTTGGTTGCTTTAGCGTAGCCAATACTTATTTGACGAGCCTGACGCTGAGTTCATCTGCCACGATACTTCCTGTGCTGGATGCAAGTTCGTACCCCAACACCGGCACGGTCACGATCAACTCTGAACAAATCACCTACACAAGTAAGGGTGATACCTCGCTCAACGGTTGCGTACGTGGCGTGAACGGGACTACGGCGGCAAGTCATGTTGGTTACAGCCCCATCACGTTCAGGGTGCAGAACCAAGTTCTGTTCCACGAGATTGGTAACGATGACGTTTCGCAGTCTCCGTCGCTGCCGATTGAGGCATACATTGAGTCGTCAGACTTTGATATCTCTGATGGTGAGACGTTTGGTTACGTCTGGCGTATGTTGCCTGACCTGACGTTTGCTGGGTCTACTACGAGTACGCCGACTGTGACTTTGACTGTACGGCCTCGGCAGAACTCAGGATCTAATTACACCAACGCTGATAGCCCGACTGTGACCCGCACGGCAACGATCCCGATTCAGCAGTTCACTGGTCAGGTCTACACCCGTGTCCGGGGTCGTCAGATGGCGTTCCGGTTAGATTCAAACGAGAAAGGCGTGGCTTGGCAGATGGGTGCCATGCGTATTGATGTGAAGCCGGACGGACGACGCTGATGGCATTCCAAGACGGCCCAATTAGAAACATCGCTAACCCGAGCTTGCCGATTGCTCCGGCTAACTATGAGCAACGGTTTCAAGAGCAGTACAGCAACGTGCTGCGACTTTTCCAGAATCAGGTCGTCAACGCTATCAATGCCCCGTTCCCGCACGGCTCGTTCTACGACACGACGACGCAGACAAATCCCTTAGCCAACCAAGTCAATCTGATGAAATTTAACCGGGTGTATGACTCGGGCGGCGGCACGCAATATGCCGTTCAGAAAGACACAACTCGGGTTTACATCACGCAGACTGGCATATACAACATCCAATTCTCAGCCCAGCTAGACAAGACGGGCGGTGGCGCAAGCGACGTTTTTATTTGGATTCGTATCAACGGTCAGAACGTGCCGCACTCAGCTACTAAAATTGTTATTGACGGCCCGAACAATGAGATTGTGGCGGCTTGGAATTGGATGCTGACCTTACGAGCAAAAGACTATGTTGAGTTGGCTTGGCAGTCGCCGGACACCGCCGCGATTCTTCTAGCCGCACCTGCTAGTGGCAACATTCCTGAGATTCCGTCTGTCATCCTGACCGTTATGTGGGTGTCCAATACGGCCATCGAAAATGCTAACATCACCCAAACTTGACCCCGTGGGGGAAGTATGAATTTGAATCATCCGTCTGGTGGC